CCCTTTCCCTGCCGTAAGTATCTCGTCTCCGTATGATGTCGTGTAGGTTGCAGAGTCCAAGGATGTGCCGATGGATGAGTCACCATCGGAAAAGGCAATTGTGTCCCCACCCTGCTTAACAAACGCCCCTCGCTTGATGAGCTGCCCTGCCTTATCGAAAACAACGTTCTTTGCCTCGGTCAGTTCTCCTACGGGCGTAACCTTATCCGAAGCCTTCTCATTGAGGCCTTTGGCGAAAGGGAAAGTGAGTGTCTGCTTCTTCAGGGTCATTAAAACACCCACAGGCTAACGGTTGAATTCAAACTGGGGCTTTTTAATGGGATATACTTTGTCGGGTCAGTATCGGCAGAATCATCAACATGCACAACAGAGGACTTATTGTTGGAAACAACAATGTAGCCCCGATAAGCCCTGCCCAGGTTGTGGTAAACCCGCGTAGCTGATGCGGACAAAAGCGCCACATCCTCGAGCAAGACTCCGTTCAAGATGGGGATTTCCCGAAGACTCCTGATCGCATCCCCAGTTAGACGCTGAGAGATGTCCTGGCCTGGCTCGCCAGTGGGGAAGTTAGGATGTGGCGCTATTCTTGACGGCATAAATTACCTCAGAAATACATTCGGCCCAAAGATTGTGCTCCAACATTAACATCCGTTATTGCGTAAGAGTCACCAGCATTTCTTTTTCCGGCAGAAGACTCTATTCGGGCCTTTACTTCAGCCTTTCTTGCCATGTGAACCCTGACATCGCTTTCTTCCTTCATTAGGCACTGTATAGCCGCCGTAATGACGATGTACTCCTCGTAGCCGGGAATAATAGACTCTACTTGGTCTGGGCCGGTTTCTTTGAACTGGACGGGTGTAGGGACGTAATAAAGCGTCGGTGTGCCCGTAGCATTCTCAGGGATAAACTTAATCTTTGTCCCTTGAATGTGGTAGCGGGTTGATGCGGATGGGTCTAACCCGTGAACAGGGTCAGCCTTGTACATGTTCCGCTCATTAAAAGAGTAGTTCTTGAGAGAATACGTGGAGCCGCCAGACTCCATATCCACCCCAAGAACCTTGTAGAAGTCATCGGGAAGGTTAAGCTCATCACCGCTCGAAAGGTCGAGAGTAACGCTTTTTATGTAATAATCTTCGTACTTTTCGACCAGGATATCGTGGAGCTCCGCCATCGCCATATTGAGGTAATCGCGAAGCTCGGCATCCGTTACAAAGGTAGAATTCTCCATGTCTGCCATTCGGCGGACACGGTTGCGCAGTTCTGATTCAAGATAAGTGGCCACGTTACCCCCTCGATTGAGGGGGGCCGAAGCCCCCCTCGATCAATCCATTGAACCAGAAGAATGGATATCAAAAAACTCACCGAGTGCATCACCCAGTGCGTCAGAGTCACCGCTTTGAAAGGCAGACATCACCTTTTTTGAAGCCTCACTCTTGCCGACGTTTTTCGTATCCGGTTCTTCGGATTCGCCGTATTTCTGCTTGGCCTTTTCCAAGACCATTAGCGCTAAGTTACCCTTGGGCATCTTACGTCACGCTGCTGTTCTTTAGAAACAACGCCACATCTAGTGTGTCGTTGCCATCCGGAGAACCTGCGGTATCAATCACAACAGTCTTGGTCGTCGACACAGTGTCTGTCTGATAAGCAGCAACCCCGCTCGCAACAACTCCGTCAGTTGCACCGAGCGTAAGCTGACAAGACAACAGTGAGCTGTATTTATCTTCCAAGGTGATTGTAATATCGCCGCCAGCCTGAGCAACGCTTGCAATACCCGTGTTAGGGGTGGCCACAGGCGTTCCTGCGTTAATGCCGGTCAAGCGAAACGCGAGGATTTTCACCTCGCGCTCTAGCGCTTGCACGTCTTTAAAATCACGATTCGCCATAACTTATTCTCCTTTCTGAGCCTAAATTATGCCAATGCGATTCGGCAGTTGTACCCAGGAGCCGTACAGGCTACGTTTCCATAGAATCCAACCCGGACCTCGTACGCATCTGCGTTGTAAACCCGAAGCATCTGCCCTGCGTCATCAGCATTGAGAATCTGTGGAGCTGCACCTAGGGAGTTAAGGCTCCAAGTATCAAGCTGAAGCATCCATGCCACGTTTGGCTGGCAGTTGTGGTCAGGAATAACCTTCATTCGACCACGAGGGCCGTTAACCACAAGAGCGTCAAAGCCAACGTCAGCATCATTTGATGCCACTTTGTCATACTGAACCTTGGACCCAAGAGCCTTTTCAAGGTTTGCATAAGACGCAAAGTCCATAAAAACATGGTCAGGAGCGCCACCCTCTCGCGCAATCTCTGAAGCACCCCCGATAAGGGCCTCTTCGATTGGCAAAGAAGACCCGTCAAAGCGCACTCCGCCGAGACGCGTAGTGTCCGCTGTGCGGTCAACGTTAAAAAACGGTGACGCGGAAGGAGCTGAAGAAGGAACCCATGCTTCAAGACCCTTCATTTTGGCGTCTTTATCACCGTACTGGACCAAGTGGTCACCAACGGCAATATCTGCATGAGTAGTTGCGCTAAAAGTAATAAAAGGCTGTGTTCCGCCTCGGCTTACTTTTGAAATGGTTGCAGTGGTACCGCCTCGGGCACTACCGCTAGGAGCGCCGCCTGAGTTTGCATAAAACTCAATCTTCATTCCAACTTCAAAGTTGGTAATGTCGGCCGCGTCGGCTAGGTAGATTGTAGTCAAAGAACCATCAGGATCACCACCAGCCGCGTCATCGCCAGCAACTGTTCCAATAGAGCCAGTACCATCGCGGTACATTGCTACTGCAAGAGACCGTTTAAGGCTGTGGATTGCCCCGTCAATCTCCATGGTCGCGTACCGAACAAACGCATCAGTGTTTGACGCACTGGCCCGAATCGCTTCATGTGAAATTTGAGCGAAGGAATAATCCTTAGAACGCGTTAGCAAGAACTGACGAATTTCTGAAGTAGAAGCATTGCCCTGCCCAGAAGAAAAGTCAGCACTACGTCGCTGAGGCCCAGTTACAATGATTGGAATTGGAAGGTTTTCACCACCAAATTTTTCATATTTGGGCATTAGCGCAAGCAAGGGATTGTTTTTGTAGGTCATCTCCTTGATTCGCTGCGGTTTGTAATGCTCTTTAAGGGCACCGTCGATATTATATACCGTAGGCGTAGTTGAAGCCCCTGAAGCTAAAGTCAAAGCTGCCATCGCAAGTTACCTCTTCACGAAGCCGGATTTTCCAGCATTCGTGCAATACGCTCCAGAGACTCCTCACGAGAAAGCAGACCAGTGCTCTTCTCGGTTTGCCCCGAAGCTAGTTCGTTAGTCAAAGTTTTAGGCCGTTCTTTAGCCCTTTTGGGCTTTTCCTCTGCAACTTCGGCCAAGCCTTCCTGCGACGGCTCTTGGGCGCTCATTGCGCCTCGAAACTTCTCTTGCAACTTACTGCTACCAAAGTAGCCCGACAGCGACTCCATTAAGCTTTCTTCAACCAGGTCAGCAGCTTGCTGGGCGGTAATTTCTTTGCCCTGCTTATTAAAAAAGTCCCTCATAAGTTCAGGAACCATCCACTGCATATTGCCTGCACGAATTAGCTCATATTTATCCTCATTCTCGACGAATTTATTTACTTGGTCAACAAATTGTTGCCATTCGGCTTGCTCTTTCTGCTCTGTGGCAGTCTTTTTTTCACCTTCAAGCCGCTCAAGTAATTCGGAATTTTGCTTTTCAAGCATTTCAAGCCGGTGGGTAAGCTGCGTTTCAATTGGCAACTCACCGTTAAGGTCTTGATGTAACAGGTCTTTTATATCAACCCCTGCTTTTTTGAGAAAAGCCACTGGGTCTTTTTTTGCCAGGCCTCCACGAGACTCAAAATCAGCAATGCGGGCTTTTAATTCTTCGATTTCTGAGTCTTTATTCTTTGCCGACTCTTGCTGTTGCCGAAATGCAGACTCTTTTCGAGCTAGCGCGGCAAATTGAGCTGAAAAATCCGGTGGTGGATCAGCAGCTGGAGCTTCTTGTTCTGGTGCCTCTGCGGTGGCTTCTTCTACTGCGGCGTCTACTGCAACTTCGTCACTCATAATATCTCCTACATTGGGGCCAGGGCTTGTTCACCCTCTGCCATCATTGCCTCTGCTTCTAGTGTTTGGTCATCAAGCCCTGCGGGCGTTGCCCCGCTTGGCATAGGAAGCTCATCCGCTCCCGTTTGCGGGCCCTGCTCTGCTTGCAACTGCTGTTGCTGGGCAGCCATTTGCGCTTCTTGGGCTTCAATCTGCATTTGAGTAAGCAGATTTACGCAATCCTCGATGTATCGGCGGAGTAAATCGAGCCGCTCTTCGGGAACTCCGTTAATCTTAGCTCTTAGATAGGCTGATTGAATAACTCGAATACTTAGCTCAAGATCACTGAATGGCTCCGGCGGAACATAGACGCCTTTTTCAAGCATCTGCTCTAGCAGCATGTGAATATCGTCCCTAGCTGCCGTGGCAATATTGTTCACCGCTTCTAGGTCCGGATAATCGAGTAAACCTCGAGCCTCCTGCTGGGAGAGCATCCCAGCCTGTAACATCTCGATAACCTTCTGCAATTTTGCCGCAGGAGTAGTCGGGAGGAGGCTGGTAGGATAGATCTTCATGGCGTATTGATCCTCGTCGAGGTCAATATCCTTCCACTTAATCTTCTCGATGTTCTTATCACCCTGGCTGATAACCTCATAAGAATCACCTCGAAGGTGAACCTCACGGGCGATATCAATCATCTGGCGCGCTGCGTCGAGAAAGGCCTTTTCGTACTGCTGGGCAGTAAGCATAAAGCGCTCAGTCTCAATGTCTTGGAATTCTCGAAGAGCTACGCCTGACTCAAGGCCAGCAGGTTTCTTGGATTGCGCAGCGAGCTGGCTAACACCAGTAATCTCGTAAGCTCTATTGAATAACCGGTCTAGGTGAGAAAATATTTCCCCTGAAACCGTTTTAGGCACAAAAAACTGAGGAGGAGAGCCCCGGTACTCGATAACTCCCCATGTCTCGTTGTTTAAATGCGCCTTTGAAATCTTTGAACCAGCTTCAACAAAAACCTTTGGCTTTGCCAGGTGCATTTGCTCTTG